CGCTGCTCTTGTGCCATCTGTTCAGGTGTGTTCAGTATGTTAGAGAACAAACCCTGTATGTTTATTAAGTCTGCCATATTCTAGTTCCCGCTAAAGAAGTCTGATGCTATGTCACCAATAGTGCCGAACAAGCCTGTAGTGCTGTCACCGGCAGAGTTAGTACCACCTAGTAGTAAGTTAACTATGTCTTGGTTACGAGCTATGCGAGCCTGTGTAGCCTGTCCTTGTGCACCTACCTGTGCTTCAATGCCTGACTCTAACAAACCAGCTGATGTGTTAGCAGCGTTAGAGGCGGCTTGTTGATCTATGCTACCTATGTCAGCACCTAGCGTAGCTGTTCTACGTAGATCATCCATTGGTAAGAATGAGTTGGTGAACAAGTCATTACCTATACCAGCGTTGACAGCTTTGTCTTGTGTGTTTAATCCGAACAAGCCTGAAAAGTTATTAAACCTACGCTGCTCATCGTCTCTAGCTAGGTTGAAAGCGTTAACAGACGTACCCGCTCGCTGCTCCTCTCTAGCCTTAGCGATAGCCAACTCTTCAGGTGTGCCACCAAACTGCTCAGTACGTACACCACCTCTACCTTGGCTGAACAGTCTCTCTTCTAAAGCTAGACGTTCACGTTCCTGACCTGGCTGCTGAACAGCATTAAGCATCTCAAAGATTTCAGCTTCAGACCTACCTTGACCACCTAGCCCTAACCCATCTAACATCCCTGTTGTCTGAGTCCCTGTATCCTGATTAGCTCTACCGATAAAGTCACCAGCAGACATCCTGCCTGAGTCCACCATAGCCTGTAACTCAGGAGATAGATTCAAACCTAAGCCACTAAAGCGTCCATCAGCTGCCATAGTGTCCACTGTACCGTTCCCAGATGTAACTGAGAAGGGTTGGAAGTTGGCTTGGTCTTGTATACCTGTAGCGGCTGACTGAGCTGTAGCTAAGGCGTTAGTGCCTACGTCTTCAGCTCCCTGTATAGCATCGTTCTGTAGAGCTGTGGCTGCACCTGCTCCAAACAGACCCTGTAGTATATTCTGAATATCAGCCATTATATCATCCTTCCCACAATTGAGTGTATGTTAATTTCCTGTATTGCTAGGGAGTCTCCATCTATACTTGCTTCTAATCCTAATGAGATAGACCTACCCCTTCCTGTTAAGTTAATATGATTCCTGCTAATAGTACCTAGTCCTGATGAGAACTCATCCTCTCCAAACTCTCCAATACCAAAGAAGGCTTGAGAGAATGTATCTAAACTCTTCTGTATTGTTCTGTATGCTTCTGAGTAGTCGTAAGCAAACTTGATTGCTATTAACAAACCTGAGCCACCGTCTGTAGTTACGTCAGCACCCTTAGATATCTTCTCTGTTGTTGGTGTGCCAAAGTCCTGTGACCATGAGTAGTAACGCATTACGTAACTCTCTCCTTCATCCTTGTACGTGTCTGAGTACTTCTTGATGCCGTTAACTTCACCAAACAATAACGTCTCGTCTCTAGCAAAGTAACCACAAGCAGCTCTAACACCTGTCCAGTATGTAGTTCTGTATGATCCATCCTCTAACGGCAGCGCTGTGTCGAAGCATATAACATACTGTGACGAAGGGAGGATTAACAATACGTTAGAGTTCTTCCTGTCGTACACAGCCTTGATCGGCAACGACTCACCACTAACAAACCCACGTAAGTCTGTGTTAACGTTTCTGCTGATAGAGCCAATAGGGCTTGACTTCTCTTGTACTGTCCTACCTAGTGACCTGTAACCTGTACTGTCTAAGAACAACAAGTCACTACCTGTGTTAATCACACTGTCTCGGGCTATACAACCTATGCCGTCGATAGAGTCTTGTAGCTCCATGGTTGAAGGAGAGTCAGCACCTGAGTAGACTAGGATGCTACGACGACCAAAGATAACTAAGAATCCGTTGTGTGCTGCTAACGCTACAGGTGTATCGAACCCTTGAGGCCAATACTCTCTAGTGTCTATACTCCCTGACGTACCACCTGTCCAGCTATCACCCTGTAACAAGTCTGTCCAATAGACTATGTGTTCTGATCCAGCACTACCAGCTGCGAAGATTCTACCATAACCCGCTACTGCACAGCTGGCTTCAGGAGGTGTACCTGTCCCTGACGTACTGTGTAACGCTAACGTACCGGCAGCTGTGTAGCTTAGCGGTTCATGCTCTGCTTGGAACATATGCACTTCGTTAGCTAACGTAACCATCTGCCAATCATCAGCTGTTATAGTTAGGCTGGCTGTTATGTCTGTTAACGTTGTAGTCCCTGTGAATATCTTATCGTCACCAGCCGACAGAGTCACTGACGTACCATCCTGCTTTAAGAATTCATAGATTGTTTTGATGTTGGTGTCTGTACCGTTTGTAGTGGTAACATACTCTAAGCCCTGACGAGAAGCTATACGACCACGATTGTCTACTATGCAATTATCAGCAACCTTAGCAAATGCAGGAGGCATAGATGCTGGACTGTCTTCTGTGTTTAACCCGAAGAAACCTGGTGCTTCTAAGATTACATTTGATAAAGGCTTAGCCATCTACTTAACTTCCCATGTCATTAACTCAGGGTGTCTCTCTCTGTCTAGGGCTACGTAGTCTGACAACACAGCCTTAGCCTTACCCATAGCATTGCTAGGTCCGTTAGAGCCATCCTCGCCCCTCTCTTCCTTAGCCATTGCTAGAGCTAGCTGTATGACAGGCTGTTCAGGCATTAGCACTTCCACTGTGCCATCCGCAATCGGTCCTTGATGCCTCTTAACATGGAACTTAAGACTCTGCTCTGCTGTCGGTACAGGCCATACAGTTACTACAGGATCGTCTGATGCGTCTACGCTGTCGTATGCGTATATAGTAGGACTACCACCTGTACCGCCACCCATGTTAGTGTTACGTATGATCTGCTCTAGCGTCGACGCTCTCAACTCACCGTCAGTGTCGTCGTTGTATGCAAAGTAGACTTGACCCATCTGACCTAGACCACTTAACGTATACGTCTGTGTGTCCGCTACAGTTGTAATGTCTATAACAGTGAATAGAGAATGCCAATTGTGAACAGACTGTGTCATGTCCATAGCGTCATTAACAAAGTCACTGATCATAGCTGTGTATGCGTTGTCTGACACTGTCAATGCTGGGTCTTCACGTAGCCGACTAAGTACATTGTTTAGTATATCTATGTGTCTCATTATAAATAGTTCCTGAACTTACGTGAGAATTGAAACAATCCTTTAGGTATGTTATCTAGGTTGATGTCGTTGTTAAATACTTGGCTAGTGATAGAGGGACCACGCTGGAACATACCACCTGTGCCGTTACCTGTGCCGTCACCTGTACCGTCTCCTACACCGTCTCCTGCACCTGTGCCGCTACCTGTGTCAGCTACAGCGTCAGGTGTTTGATTAGGTCCAGCTACACCGTCACCAACATCACCACTACCTGTACTGGGCGTAGCAGTTACACCACCTGTACCGGCTGCTTGTGTACCTGTAGTACCTGGCTGAGGTGAAGAAGAATCGAATACGTTATCACCTAGTATAGGGATTAGCGACACCATACCAGCTGTGTTATCTATTGTAGCTACTGAGTTACCTTCTACATCTACCACATGCTCAGCTACTACACCGTCTGTTCCTGCGACAGGGCGTATAACATACTCACCACCGTCCTCTAGGGCTACGTCAGAGCCTTCTACAGCTGGCTCAGTACTACCATCCCCTGTGTTGGTGAACACGCCCTGAGTGGCGTCATAGGCCCATACGTCAGAGGGCTGAGATGCGTCTGGTGTCTGATTAGGACCAACTACGCCAGCTGGTACGTCACCACTGCCTGTGCTAGGAGTAGGGAATAGACCACCTGTGGATGCTGTAGGCTGAGCAGCTGGTTCAGCGTTACCTGCGTCAGACTGACTAGCACTACCAGACACAGCAGCTACAGCGTCTAAGATGTTCTGAAACAAACCTCCACCACTAGAGCTGCTACCTCCTGACGATTCAGAACTAGACTGTGGTACAGCTGAAGCTAAATCAATCATCCCGTTCGAGTCTGTACGTACACCAAACTGTGCATCATCACCTGTGTTACCGGCTGACAAGTCTACGTTAAACTCAGGGAACCTATCCCATACAGCCTGTAACGCTGCTGTTCTTTCTTCAGGGTTTAGTCCATTCTTAGCTGACTGTGAGGATACAATAGACGCTATCCTTAAAGCCTTCTGAGATGAAGACATGTCGTTGTTGTCGTTAGTTGCTGTGATTAGTTCTTGTAAGTCTGCCTCAGACAGTGGAGCATCTTCGTTGCTGTCTACGCCTAAGTTACCTACACCACCTGTGCCGCCACCACCTAGACCACCTCCGCTAGTGCCGCTACCAGATGAGATAGACCCACCTGTAAAGCCACTACCACCAGTCGATGCTGATGGGAAAGAAACAGGTGCTAAGTTAATCCCACCTGATCCACCAAACTGTGCGTCATTAGAACCATCAGCTCTAATAGGTACTATGCGTACAGGAGGAGCTTTGTTAGGGTTAACAGTAGGAGCTGGGTCGTTACGTGCTTCAAACGATTCTATCAAAGCAGCGAACTGATCGTTACCGCTCTGTGGTACTAACTCACTATCTAGTGAGCTACTGAATGGGTCTGGTCCAGCCTGGGGCGGTACGTAGTACTGGTTAATTAACGACTGTGCATCGTTAGCTGATATAGCTCCTGCCGTACCAGCATAGGCGTCACTAACAGACTGAGTACTAATACCGTTATCTACTAGGTAAGACGCTACAGCTGACGGACCACCGTTCTGTAACACACTATCTAATGTCTGTCTTAAGCTCATGTGTTCTACCTATGTTAGTGTATCTAATTACTTCTTAGGCTTTCTTTTCTTAGCTGCTGCTTTCTTACCAGCTGCTGTGTATGGGAACTTCTTACCTTTAACGTTTGGCATGGTGTTTTCCTTTATGTTAGTTAATCTTTATAGTGCCAGTATGCAGGACCACCGAAGGCTACAACAGCTTCATAGTACTTTAAAGCTCTACGTCTACGTAGTGGCTTAAGCACCTTACTCATGAAGCTAGTCTGTCCTTCTATTAGTCTAAGCATGTTGTTTAAGAAGACTCTATCAGCCTCCTCCTTGTCTAAATGTGTTAGTCCTACGTGGTACATCCAGTCGTGTACGTTACAAGCTGGTGTTATCTTTAAGCCATAGACGCTGTCTGGTACAAAGTCAAACTTAGCCTGTGCTGATCCGCACCCATTACATATAAGTTCTATCTCACCGTCTGAGGCGTTCTTATATGACTCTGGAGCAAACAACTTAATCATCTTTCTTCTTCCTATTCCTAAAGCTCTGTACACCTAACACTACTGTAACACATGCAGCTGCGAACACGCCTAAGTCTGCTAGTATGCTGGACCATAGCGTTAACTGTTGAGCATTAACGGTAATGCCTAACACTGTGGTTGACACTCCAGACACCATAGCCTTAACCTGTGCTGGGTCTTGTATTAAATTCTTTATCATCCTATTTACCCACTGCAAAGAAAGACCTTCTAAACGGAACTCGTAGATTGTAGATAGAGCTAGTGTTAGCAAAGTTTAACTTAGTAAACCACATAACATTAAACACCCAGTGCCACCCTGACCTTTTTCTTTTTACGACCAATGGCCTTACCTGCTCCGACCTTTAGGGATGCTGCGTTACCTATAATGGCTGCTACTAGGTCAGCTTTAGTATCTTCCGACTCTGATATAATAGCGTCAAGCAAAGGTGTAGGGGCTTGGTTGTCTGCTGTGTAAGCAGCCGCCTCAGCCTCTTGAGTTGAAAACGTGTCTATTTCGGCTTGGGAGTAATCAGCCGTCATAGCTGCTGTTTCTTCCTCAAACTCTAGTATAGCTTGGTCACTAGCGACTTGCTTAAGTCTTGCTGGTTCTGCGGCTAACTCGACAGCCTTCAATACCACCCACTCGGCCTTCTCTAAGGTAGTGTATGGAACAATTGTTTGTTTACCTGTCTTCACATTCATTTCTATTCTATTCATTACTCATGCTCCTATTGATACGCTATATTGATTTCGCCAAAATCGAAAGCGTCCGAGCCTCCGGCTGTTGTAACACTCACCTGAGTAAGCTCTGCTGAAAGAGATTTACCGCCAGCTGTTGAAAAGAGATTATTAGAAACAGAAATGTCCGACCAAGCTCCTTGCGCTGACCATGAATTAGTAGTTGAGTTTTCAAGAGTCATAATTATGCTGCCACTTAGTTTGTAACTAGCATTTGCTGTTTTAAGTTGGAAGCCTGATGTAACCCCTTCTGTCGCTACTGCTGTGTTGATTTGGTTTGCTGATGTGCAGTTATAGCCTCCTGTTTCTATACCCCCTGAATCACCAATCCTGACGGTAATAGCGCTAGTGCCATTAGTAGACACATTTTTAAAAGTAACTATTATTTGTTTGGTTCCGGAAGGCAGGCCGGTAAAGTTTATTGCTGTGCCTGAAGTAGATTCTACAGGCGTTCCCAGTGATAGCCCAGAAGGAGCTACTAAAGATGTGCCATCAGCTCTGGCGTAACTAGTCATTCTTACTTTACCAATGTCAAAGTAAACAAACTCAGCTTCATCACCAGCTGCTGTAGTTACGTTAGCTCCGCTAAGACACACAATGTCAGTATTGTTAGTTAAGATTAAAGCAGCATCAAAATGTAATTTAACAACTGTGCCTACAGCTAAGTTAGCAAAAGATGTAGCTGTGGTCGTGCCTGTTACATCAAAATAGTTACCTGTACTTGTTAGTGGCAACTCTGTAGCACTGGATATGTCTGAACCTTTAGTCCAGGTTTGAGTTTTTGTAAACGTCTGTGCTACGTCTAATTTAGCTGTGTCTGCGTCATAGGCTTGTACGTCTGATCCTATTTCTAAACTTAAGTCAGCTCTAGCTTCAGCGTAGCTCCTACCTTCTAATGTATTGCCGTCTGTAAAGCGTGCAAAATCGTTAGTTACTGGCGTACCCGATATTGTTAATGCGCCTATGTCTACCACTGTAGCGTCTACGTAAGCCTTAATAGACTGCTGCGTAGCTAACACTGTAGCACTGTTGCTACCCATAGCGTCTTCGTCTAAGACTGCTGTAACTGTAGCGCCACTAGCCAGGACAAAAGAGCCACCAGTAATCAAACCAGAAGCTGTAGCATTAGCTACGCTTACGTTACCTGTTGTTGTTAGGTTCTCGTTACCAAAGCTAATAGCTCCACTAGAGTCTGTGATGCTGCCGCTAGTAACTGTTAACGTACCACTAGTTAACTCGTCTGTCCACACCTTAGCCCACCGTACGCTGGTAGAGCCTAAGCTGTCTGTTGAATCTGTATCAGACACAATGTTGCTACCCACTGTAACTACACCTGATGTAGTCAAAGCAGCTAAGCTTACTGTACCTGTGAATGTGGGATCAGCCAAGTTAGCTTTGGTAGCTATGGCTGTAGATATGTTATCGTATTCTGTATCGAACAAACTACCTAGTATCTTCTTGGCTGCATTACCAGAAGGTAGATTGTCCTTCGCTGTGAAGTTTGTAGTCTTTGAGTAATTAGCCATGTCTATTCCTAGTACGTTATAAAAACTCCCCTGACCCGTTAGAGCCAGAGGAGGTACTAATAAGCTAGACCTTAGCTATTAACAGCCAATGAAACACCAGCTTCTTTCTGCATCTCGTGAACGCCATAGATAGTGTCAGCTGTAAACAAATCAGACAACCATTCCTGCTTGTACTGAGTCTGCGAACGAACATCTAACTGTGTAGCCAGGACGATAGCATCTGGATGCGCCATCAAACTAGATACAAGACGACCACCTGAAGCAGCTCCGTTCTGAGCAGCTGATTCAATCTCGGGACAGTTGTTAGTCATAAGTACCTTAGTACCGTAGATGTCACCGAACATGCCGTTAGTAGTAGGACGACCGTCTATAAAGTCAGCACTAACGAAATCAGTAATAGCCAACATAGTTGACTTAACTGAAGGTGGTATGATCCAGAATCGGTCAGACATAGGAACGTCATTGTCGTCCAACTCTTTAATCATAGCTAAGATAATAGCCTTAGTAACGACGTCAGCTGGAACAACTGTGTCAGCGGTATAGGCTGTCAAGCCTGTTGACGCATCTGCAAAGAAAGAGTTACTGTGAACCCAATCCGTACCTGCACCGTTGTCGTCACCTAGATACTTAGCACGTTCTAGGATAGATGTATCTACCTGCTTAGCTAGTGAGTAACCAGCATCGGCAGTGTAGAATTGTCGTAAACTATCTTGTGCCTGAATCTTTGTAATATCCTCAACTAGACGAGAGTATTCAAAGTGCTGGTCAATCAAGATAGCGATGTCACCTTCAGTTTCCTGTTGGATCGTAACTGCTGTGTTAGCAGCCTTAGCTGTAGCTGTACCACGGATAGGAGAAGGCACATGAATCGTGTCCCCTTTCTTACCAGTCATGCTCATAGCCCGAACTAGTGGTGCTGCGACTAGGTTATTTTCATACTCAACCTGAATCTCATCAGACCAAATCTCGGGGATAAATGTTGCAGCCGATGCATTATCAACTGTACCACCTTGTGCTGGATATACGCTTGTAGCCATGTTTACTCTTCCTTGTACTTACATTTAAGTTATCAGCGCATTGATCCTACTATTACTGTACTCTGCCTTCAGTATACGCCTTACGTATCTGGGGTAACATTTCCTTATAGCGTCTCGGATCATCACGTTGTAGTTTTCGGATGTCGGCTCGATAGATTACCTTGCCAGTGCGTGAACTCCCACTCCCACTTGTAACGTTTCCTGTGTTAGCTGTACTTACGTCACTTGTAGTTGCTTGCGTCTTCGTAGTCTGAGAGGCTGTTTTAGAAGCCTTTATCTCTTTGTAGTCTGACAATAAAGCATCACCGGCATCTACGTCATAGGTTTTATCTGCCTTTAACAATTCTGCCTTACGGTGTTTAGACTTGTTGATCCACTCCATGAACTCAGGCTCAGCGAATATCTTGTCTACGTCTGGGTGTAGCTCTAAGATAGTTGCTTGTCTGTTCTTCCTGTCTTGGTTCTCTGAGTCTTCTTTAGCTTTAAGCAAAGCTGGGTGTTTGTTTACTACAGCGTTCATAGCTGCTTCAGGGTCTGCGAAGAAATCTACGCTTTCTGCTGAATCACCTTCTGGGTTACCATCAGGCTTTGTTGCTGGTTGATGAAGATTCGCATCTATAAGTTTATCGACTGCACTTCGTAGTTCACCTACTTCACTCCCTTGCCGTCCGATCAAAGACTCAGCTTGCTGGTGCATCTGCACTAACTCAGCCATTGTCTTGTTCTGGTACTTCTCAGGTACGACCTCTTGCTTCGATGTTTCTTCAGCAGCGTTAGGTGTGGACTCCTCAGCCCCATCTGCCGACAACGAATCAATACTGTCCGTAGGTTTATCCTGCTTAGTGTCTTCGCTCTTTGTATAATCTTCAATTTTAGCCATCTTAAAACTCCGTGTCTGCTGACATTATGGAGAAGCTATACTAAAAAGGAGTGCCATGATTGGCTTTATTCCTCTCTTCACGCGCTATCTTCTTATCCCTACTCTTCAACCATTTATCTGTTGCACCTGGGAAATCCCCTGATACTACGTCTAATGAGCAAGCGACAGCGCCTATCTGTTTAGTAGCTACTTCCGTACATTGTGGGCAAAGTGTTTCCCCTTCGTCGTTGTCAAGCCATACTTCGTTGACATGTCCTGTTGGGCACTTCACATCATAGATTTTACGCATCTGGGTCAGTGGACTCAGGGGTTAACATATCTGCGCGTATTTGTGCTTCCGTAGCTGTAATCAGATTCTCATAATTGAGTATTCCGCTTAGCGTATCTACTTGGCCTTGTCGTATTCCTAACTGCTGCTCTCCTACAATACCGTTAAGACTGTTAACTGCATCTAAGTTCTGCTGCATGTCTTGGAGATACATAGCCCAAGCTTCTGTGCTAAACATTTCACCGATAGTCTCGATACGAGTTAGTTCATCTTGGGGGTTATAGCTCATTAAGCTGCCACCTTTGCCTTAGTTGTCTTTGTTGCAGGCTCCTTAGCCTCCTGTAAGTCTTTAACTTGTGCTTCTAGTTCATTAACTAAATCTGTTAAGAAATCAAAACGGCTATTAACTTGTTGAACAACGTTGGCTAACTCTGTCTTACTAATCATACTGGTTCCTTCGCGCCCGTTAGGGTTGTGCGGGTTGGTTGGTTGTGGCTCTCGCCTCGTCTGCGTCTTGCTTGCGGTCTTTCTGCATTAGCTCGACTACTTTCACTCTTCGTGTAAAGTTCTTTTCATCTTGGTCTCCGTCTGTTAGGTTGTTGGAGATTGCTAAGATTCGTTTGTTCTGTAGCTCTACCGGTATAGCTCTAGTCTCGGCATCGTACTTAACAGCACGCGCTTGTGACTCAGCAGCTTGTCCCTCTAAGGCGTTAGCTTGAGACTGCTGTACTGCTAAGGCTACTGCTTGCGCCTGCTTAGCGGCTTCCTGATCCTCTGGACTAACCTCCCTAGACTGCTTCAGTAGGTCAACTACTTCTTCTCTGTTAGCTACGTTCATGTTAGCTACGATAGACTCTATCAATACTGGATAGGCTGCGTTATCAGGGCTCATTGTCTGTAACAGTTGGATGAGCTGACTGACTTCGTACTCACGAGCCATAGTGCCTAGACTAGAAGAGACGTTAAACTTGAAGTCACTAGCTGGGTAGTTGTCTGGGTCGTACTGCATGTACCGATAAGCTGTACGCTCTATCAGTGGGATGAGGAAGTCGTCTTGAAAGTTGTTTAGTGTACGCTTGTGGCGCTTGATGATGGCACCTAGAGACATGCTAGTCCCTGCTGCTGTGCCGTTGTCGTTGATAGAGCCTGCAACACCTGTTGTGTCTACAGCACCCGTAGCCATCTGTAACATCCTGCCTAATGACTCGGCTTGTGCGAACGTTATCTGACTAACCTGCCCAAAGTTGAAAGGCATTAACGCATCTTTAGGATTGCCGTTAGTGATCACTGTCCTGCCTGGCGTTACTTTAGGATTCATGCCACGAGGCATCTTAGTACCGTCCACACCCATCATAGGATGCGCTGTAAGAGCTAATGCGTCGTTACGGGCACGCAACTCACTGTCTAATGCCTTCTGTATGCCATAGCCCTTCTCAGGAACTCCTCGGCCATACCACATAGTTGGTAGGATATCCCAAGCAAAGCCTACTATAGGTCTGTCACCCATCATGTACGGGTTTTCTTCAGCCTTTAGTATGTGTTCTCCGTTAAGTATGACTACAATAGCCTCAACATAGTCTGAACTAGCTGGTACTACGGCATCATCGTCCTGCAACGCAGCTTCAAAGTCTGCAAACGGGTCGTCTTCGCCTTTCTCTTTGTCTTGTGTTAGCAATTCTCTAGGAACTAGGCCGAAATACTTAGTGATCCTGACTACATTCTCTGGTTGTTGGACTAATCCTTGGTCTTTCTGCTTAACTGAGTAGCCACCACCGGCTACAACTACGTCTTTGTTGTACACACCCTGGTCTTGTAGGATTTGTACTTGATGTACTGGTATGTAGAAGCAATCTGAGCCACAACCTAGGCCATCGTCGATGCTTGTAGCTGCTGGGTCCATGCGAAAGTCTGCTGGGTGAATAGGCATAACGTCACAGACTACACGCTTAGTGGTTGTTACACCTACTTCAGTGGTTCCGTCTTCGTTTTGCACACTAGTGGGCACACGTTGTACTATCTCGGACAATACAATCTCAGCAGCACCGTTACCGTAGATAGCACCGTTAAGGATAACCTCACTAATAGCTTTTCTAATCTTTCTACGCTTCAGGTCTTCGTCTAAAGTCTCACGAAGCAGTGCTACGTCAGCTCGCTCTGAATCACCTATGTTGTCTGTAACATCAAACAAGCTACCTCTGCCGTAGATGGCTTCTTCTACTTCCGCTACTGAAGATTCAACAGCTTGAGAAGTGTGAGGTGCAACAACTCGTGATCGTTCACTCTCTCTAGTTTTGTCTTCGGCTTTCCAAGTACCACGCCAGATACGCTCATACTCTAAATGGCTTTGTTTAAAGTTGTTATCATAGAAGTCACCCCAGTCATTCATATGACTCATGACCCATGAAGCTAGACTGTCACCTACTATTAAATCTGCCATTAGTACCCTGCTACCTCGTCGAGAGGTTCCCATTCATAGTTGTCGTACTCGTCCCAATCAACACCGTATATAGTGTTAACCATCTGGTCGATGTACGCCAGCGCGTCTATCATGTCGTCATGTGTTAGCTTGTCGGGGAATTGAAACAGCTCATCTAAGAACTTTAACGTCCACTCACCCTTGTTCAATCTAATCTTACCGTGTTCGAATCTACCTTCTAAGGCCCATCGAATACGCTGTGTCTTGTTCTGGTTGCCGTGTGTCAGGTCTTCTACGTTAAAGTAGTTACCGCGCTGACCCATCAAGTCTTTAAGTGGACTCATGATAGCCTGCTTACTAATACCCTGCTCTATGCCTACGGCTCTAGGCTTGTAACGATCTACTAGGTTAAAGATGTGTTCAGCTGTCTCGTCAGTAGTCCATCTACCTGCCTTGATCTGCTGTACCCACCAGCCTGTCTCGTTAACCTTAACAACAGCTATGGCTGAGTTATCTCGATTCCCTTTACTTTTCGAACCAGACACTTCAAAGCCTGCTAAGTCACAAGCAATGTAGTATTCGCCTACATCTGGTTCGTTCTCTTCATAATGTATCCACTCTTCTTTGAATATCTCTGAGCCAGATGCTTCAAAACTAGCCATGTATTCTTGCTTAAAGGCGTAAGTAGACAGCTCTGCTTTAGCAGCATCTATCTCTTCCTTGTCGATGAATGGGTTATCATACGTGGTGTAGTGCCACGCCTTATAAGATGGATCACCTCCCGAGCTTGCTTTAGAGTACAGTTCAAAGAAATGGTTTCTCCCCATAGGGGTTCCGATGAACATAGCGCCGCCTTTCCTATCAGAGAGTGCTGGGCGAATAATCAAAGACCAGACATCGGGCTTCATATCAGCATACTCATCTAACACTACGTACTGTAGTGAGACACCACGCATGGTATCAGGACGGTCACTACCTTTCAAGCTAATCCGACTACCGTTCATCAGTCTAACTTGGAGGTTATTTACATTTTCACCTACTCTTATAGGGGCTGTAGTGTCTAACATCATCTGCCACATGATGTCTCTAGCCTGTCCCTGAGTTGGTGCTATGTAAAATACATCGCAGTTTGGATGGTCTAAGGCTTCTGTAACTAGCTTATAACAAGCCTTCCTAGTCTTACCTGTTCGTCTACCTGCTGCTATTACTTTGAATCTAGCTGGGTCTGCCCAGACTTCTGTCTGCCAGGGTAGGAGCTGGAAGTCTAACGTAATGTCTCCAGTCATTTAGTACGTCCATAAGACAGGGGCTGTGTTCCTATCGTCTACGTGTATGAAGTTACCAGCTACGCCTATGCCGTTAAAGCCCATACGCATTGCTGTGTTGATGATTCTGTAGCGTTCTACGCTGTTGGTGACAGCTATGTCAGCTGCTATACCCTGTGTGTGTCTACCGCCCTTAGCCTTACTAGCCTCTGCTGGGTGGCTCTGATCTCTGTATCCAGACGTTATAGTGAAAGCAAACCCGCATCTATGTCGTAAGATGTCTAGCCTTTCTAGGAAGCTATACTGCATCTCGTTCTCACCTGTGTGTGTACAATCAAACTCTCTAATGTCAAAGTATCTGAATGTTGCGTTGATGGAGTCTATAGCGTTTCACCTTCGATTATTCCGTATATCGTAAACGTAGCTCTGTTAGCTGTACTAGACTTAACGGCTATACTTCCTGCTGCATACCTACCTGATACGCCTAAGTCTTGTAGTAGGACTTCAGAGAGGTCTGTGGCTGTACTCTGCTTAGCTATCACTGTTGTGCTGTCCCATGTTGTACCGTCAACGTCATGGTATATCTCAGTGGCTACAGCGCCACCACCGTTGTTCACAACACTTATAGCTGTTATGCGATAGGGCTTGTTGTCTGTTGGGCTAAACAGCAATGTAGCGTTTGTGTTAGATGGTTTAACTTGTCCTAGCTGCCTAGCCTTACTCATCGTCTAAGTCCTTACTAAGGCTAAGAGCGTTAGCTAATGCTACAACAGTAAATCCGTCTTCTGACATCTCATCTTTTAGAAGATGTAGTTTACCTTCTTCAGACATCCACTCTAATGTTTTCATGTAGCCTTTGTCTGTCATAGCAAACTTACTCATTGTCTAAGTCCTTATAACGTTAAAATTCTTTGGGGTGACCAGAGGGACTCGAACCCTCGTAAAGCGAGTCACAGTCGCTGTCTTTACCTGTTAAGATATAGCCACGCCAAAGAACTCTAGTCGTCCTCAATCTCCTGGTAGTCAGCGTCTTCAGCTTCAACATCAATTGTAGTGCCAGCGTCTGTACCGATACCCGTTATGTTAACAGTTACTGACGGCTTCTGTCCGCTACCCTTCTTAGGATCAAAGGACGATACTGGTAACGCTCTGTCCATCCATAACTTCCATGCTGCTGCTTGATGTGGATGCCCATCTGTCGTTGCTGCCGTTAGAATAGAGTCTAACACTTTCTTACTCTTAGGGGAGGTTAACATTCTAGCTCTGTAATCAGCTATGATACCGGCTTCACCCTTGGGTCTGCCTACTGCTCTTCGTTTAGTCTTAGCCTCTAAGTCAGTCTTCTTGGGACGACCTATTTTTGCTACAGTCTTTGTAGTCACTGAGTTGTCCTATTAACTATGTAGTACTGAGTTGTACGTTAACATGTAACGTTAGAATGATTGTATGATATAGTCTAATTGTCTGTAACTGATGCTAGGTTAAGAACAACTTAAACTATATAGTATTGTTTAACTCTACAGTATATGTATATTATACCACACTTTGCTGCATTTGTCAAGTACTATCGTGTATTGATTGCAAATCAGTGCTAAATAACATTCCTATAACGACATAGCTATCTGTACAGATTCGCTATGTAGTTAGCTGTGCAGTCTACTACTCAGTCTAACCCTTTCTATCCTGTCTATGGCGTCTATCCTGCTACCACTAACCCATTGATTACTAAGGACTTGAATGATGGCTAAGTCTATTTTCTTTTCTATTTAATTTCCCTATTTAATTCTTAGTAAATCTGTGCGGCAACCTGATCCTGACGCCACAGTCCCTACGCCCCCGCCCCTATGACGCTGAATGCGAATCATTATCATTCGTGTTAGCATTCTCATTAGTGCTGCGCAGCCTCGCCAGGTCTGCATTGACAATGCGTTGGCGTGAGAGGCTATGTGGCTACTACATCGACACTATCCTGTCATTGGTTAACGACTACAAAGATAAATATAGATATCTATAAATAAAGCTTGCATTACTGATTCAGTATGTTATAGTTGAACTCAACTACACAGACAACGGAGTAATTACAATGTTATACGACTTAACTACTATACTGTTCAACTCATACGGCTTTGCACCTACACTGGCGCTATACGCTAGCACACTTGTGTTACCCTTACACTTAGCCTTCACTGTGTTTGAGAGAAAAGAACACGAAGCATTTGTTAAAAGAGTACTTGACACCAACAACTAAGTAGTTCACACTGTAGTCAATCAAACAAAACACATACAAGGAATACAACAATGAAGCAATCAATTACAGTTAGCCAGTTTGACGACGCCTTTATCAGCATGGATTGCCAGGACAACTTTAGCTATGCAGGTCGGCATGCCTTGTTTGATCACAGAGTTGCAATGGAATGGGACAACACAGATATAGTATGTGGCGTAGAAACCGAGTTAGAGGTTATAGCCCTATGCTGTGTATTCACAGAATATGATAGCTTTGCAGACATCCAGTCTAACTATCGCGACTTAGAAACTATTGAAGACGTAGAAGACATGACGATAGTGATACCATTCGGTGACGGTCAATACATTATAGCTGACTACTAACTGTTAGCAATCAATCAACCTTAGAACTAATCAGCACAACGGAGTAATTACAATGAAGCAATCAACCACAGAACAGAACAGAGCAGCGCTATTAGAGACATTAATACAACTAACTACGTCCACTTTAGAATTAGATGAAACAAGTAAATTAGTAGTTGAAGCCAACAACCAAAGTGACGCTGTTGACTGTCTTTCGTATAAACTAAGGCATCAGGCGCTAGATCACTACTGTGATTATGTTGAAGTTGAAGGGACAGACTGGGGCTTAGCCAAATCATTAGGCGCTGGTACTGTAATGGAAAAGAAAATCATGCGCGAAGCATTGCTGTGTTATTTAAAGCAAGGTGACCTAGTCTCAACCGACACAACAACGGAGTAACAACAATGCTAAGTGACACACTGATCGTAAGAGACAGACGCACCAAGCAGACAGCCTTAGAGCTACGCTATGAAGTGTTAGCTGATAAGACACTGAAGCCTAGGTGGGAAGTGGTAACGCCACAGCAACAGGCTTGTGAGCTGGCTGAAGCAGGTAGTTATGAACGGTTGATGGCAGCGGAGGAGCTATGAGAACTATCAAGCTAATCGTACATGAGCTACTATGCGCCAGTGTACCAGCAGCACTCATAGTCTATGTAGTGTTAACATACATTAATTAAAGCTTGACAATTAAACCAGGAGAATTAACATGTACGAAGATTTAACTAACGAAGAAATGATCGCAGCTCTTACTGAGTGTTGGACTGAGTCTTGGTCTCATACTTCTGGGTCTATGACTAGTGGCGAGGTATCTCAAGTAGAAGTCTTCTTGTCTCGTCTAGCTGAACTAATAAAAGATAGAGCTTGACAAGCATAACATATCAGGCTATACTATATAGTATATTGAGTTGTTAAATATAGGTAGCTGATTGATTGACTTAGTACAACTCAGTGCTATATAGTAACAGACAACTAAACATAACGTTAATGAGGTATTAAACAATGAGAAAGGTAAAGAGATACAACACAGACGGCACAGTTATACAGTCAACACAGAATAGAAAGACTAAGGGACACACTAAGTGTTTCTGTGATGGCTGCAAAGGTACTCGTGGGCATCGACGCCCTCACTGGTACTTAGCAGCTACTGTATAAACAACCACCAACTAATGAGGCAAACACAATGAAGACAATCACAATGACAGACGAAGACAAGAACAACATAGCCGTAGGAACTGAGGTGATAGCTACACAGGACGGCTTTGAATACTCAGCCGGTGACGTACTAGTCATACTTGAGCAGGACTATGATCACATGCCCGCAGCTATTCGGAAGGGAGACGATGATCCATTTGGTTGTTTCCACATAGACATCGCACACTTCGAAGTCTTAGACTTGTCAGACGTAGCGCCAACAACAACGGCTGTTAAGCTGCTACCTGGTGAACGACCTAAGCATGGTGTTGTCTATACTGTTATCGGTGGCGGTGATGGGGGATACTACCTAGAGGGGTGGGAGATGGTGCTACTGGGAGACGATGGTACTGATGCACCTTGGTTCGTGAGAGTTAACGGGCGGGGTTTGCTACAGGGTATGAGCAGGGTAGCAATAAGGCTGTCATACCTAACGTACGAGCCTGAACAGACAACTACACCGGCACCTAAGCAGTCCGATGAACAGATCAAGCGTAGCTTACCAGTGGGCACACGAGTTAGGCTTCTAGTCAGTCAAGGCTCCTTGGATGGTTTGCATATAGGTGCTGAGGGGTGTATAGAAGATCAAGATGGGTCTGATATGCCTGCGATACAGCTTGATAGATTCATGGTCCCACTGTACGTTGAAACCAAAGACTTCGAAGCCATCCCAGTTACGCCACCAGCTGAGGTGACACAGGATAACTTAGCTTTCGGTCAAGTCTATAAGCTAACTGGATGGGGGTGTGGTGCTGACGAAGGGGACTTAGTAGTTCTTAAGGAGAATGATGGTTCATACTGTCCTTGGTTCACCAGACTAGGTGACGGTGCGGGAGTAATAACTTACTTAGATCGGTTGGTAGCTGTTGATGTTGTGGAGTCTAAGGGGTCTACGTCATGAACAGACAACAAGTGTTTGATAAAGTATTGAATGGACTGCGTGAGCAAGGTAGTATAAGCGTTAACGAGGGTGGTATGTGCATGTATCGTGGTGTTAATGGCATGAAGTGTGGCATAGGTATGTTGATAGCTGATGAACACTACCATGAGGGCTTAGAAGAGAGTAGTGTTGAACATACCGGCGTCATAGCGGCGCTGAAACACAGCTTAGGCTACTTAAATGAAGGGAGCGTAGGGTTTCTTGCTAAAGTACAGGCTAGGCTACACGACAACTACTCAAACGAACAACAAAGAGACGACGACATAGAAGAATACCCAGCCTGGTTAGAACATCAAGCTAAAGACTTAGCTTCTACCTTTGACTTAAACTACAGTGAGACTACATCATGAAGATTAACAAGCGCGAACAAGCTATACCGCTGCCACAGTACGAGACAGTGACAACGTATGAGTTGACTCAAGAGGAAATGTCTGTGTTGATAAACGCTATCGGTAGGCTACGCCCCAACCAAGGACAAGAAGCCAGTGACTTCTTCTTTAAGTACGCAACAGTAGTGAGAGGGAACCAACCATGAAAACTATAGGCAAGCCTTATCCACCAACACCGATCACACCTGAGTACACAGATGGTGAAGTCACATTCAGCATGACGTTTAAGGAAGTAGCTGCGCTGCATGTTGTGCTGGCGTACACTAAGTCTAAAGTTCTTACGCACAACCTAACCGACGAAGGTGCTGAGTTGCTTGATGATATGTACGGAGTAACATCAAAGCTAATGCACACTAGCGTCACCGGTAGTAAGTACTGGACACACGCCATAGACATACCCGATGAATACATAGACGTTATAGACTACAAGGGGCCAGCTGGATGCATAACTTTAGGGGAGTAGAACAAGGAAGGTGGATTAGCGTTAAAGATATGTTGCCTGTATACCAGTATGATGTGTTAGTTCTTACCAAGCGTGGAGACATTGTACTGACTCGGCGCGTTGCGGGTGAGGGATGGCGTGGTGTCACCGGCAAGCCTGTTACCTATTGGATGAAGATACCTCGTGAACCTAAAGTAACACCTGGGGTAGGTTATGTCTGAAACGCACCAACCATGTACAGACTGTGGCTCTAGTGACGGGCTACAGGTTAACGAAGATGCGTCAACGTTCTGTCATGTCTGTCGTGAATACACTAGAAACGTTAGCGCACCACCAACTAAGAAGCAGGAGACTAAGACAGTGACAGCATTCAGTAAGCTAACAGTTGAGCCTAAGTCGATACCAGATAGAGGGTTCAGCATACTAGACACCAAAGCATACGGTGTTATCACAGTAGGTAACGAAGTTAACTTCCCCTACTACAACGAGTCAGGTGAGCTAGTAGCCTATAAAGTTAGACGACCTGACAAGTCAATGCACAGCACCGGCAGCATCAAAGAAGCTGTGTTGTTCGGACAGCAGCTGTTCAATCGTGGCTGTGCTAAGATGATCACACTAGTTGAAGGTGAGTACGATGCCTTAGCCAGCTATCAGATGCAGGGTAGTAAGTACCCCGTAGTGTCCATTAAGAACGGAGCTAGTGCAGCACTGAAGGATTGTAAAGACAACTACGAGTATCTTAACTCCTTCGATAAAATCTACATCAACTTTGACAGTGACGAACCAGGACAGAAGGCAGCTAAGGAAGTGTTGGAACTGTTCAGTGGTAAGGCGTACAACGTCAAGCTCAAGCGCGGCAAGGACGCTAACGATTACTTGTTAAGCAATGACAGACAGGCATACATGCGTGAGTGGTGGGACGGTGAAGCCTTCGTACCTAGCGGGCTCATCAACGGTTCAGCTCTACGTGACGATGTGATGAAGCCATTAGCTATGCCTATCTTTTCTTGGCCTTGGGATGGCTTGAACTTAATGACCTATGGCATACGCTCGGGTGAGATCATAACCTTGACAGCTGGCACAGGTAGCGGTAAGACTACGTTACTCAAGCAGGTAGTGGACAAGGCTATGACAGACACTGAGTTTCCTATAGGTATGCTGTCGTTAGAGGAAGGCACAGACACAGCCGCTCTATCGTTGATGTCTATGTACGCTAACAAACGATTCCACCTACCAACTAAGTCACAGATGTTAACCATCTTGAACGACCCAGCTAACATCAAGTATAAGACTGGACTGGCTGACGAGGTAACAGATGAAGAGAAGTCTGAAGCGTTTGAACAAGTGTTAGCAGGTGGACGGCTATGGTTCTATCAGCACAACGGAGACTCGACAGTGGACTCAGTGTGTGACACCATCAAGTACATGAGCAAGGTAGTAGGCTGCCCTGTTGTCATACTAGACCACGTTAGTATCTTGGTTGGTATGCAGCACAGCCGTAGACAGACATCAGAGCGTGAGGCTATTGACGACACCATGCACATGCTACGTAGCTTAGTAGAAGAGACAGGTGTTACCATACTACTCGTGTCTCATTTGTCTAAGGGTAGCAGCAACGACACTAGCCATGAAGAAGGTGGTCGTGTTAAGATGTCACAGATGCGAGGTAGTAACGCTATCGCTCAGCTATCTAACTTAGCCATTGCTATAGAGCGTGACACACAGGCTGAGGATGTACTAGATAGTAATCTGTCTACACTTAGAGTGCTAAAGAATAGACTGAGTGGTGAGACAGGCGTAGCCACTGTGCTACAATGGGATGAGAAGACAGGTAAGTTAAACGAATTACTCGAAAGAGTTTATACAGGTGATCCACTATGAAAATCGAACACAAAGCTATGGACTATGTTGAAACAAGTATTAGGTTTCTAGGAGCTACACATACGCAGGACAGGGGGTTAACGTACACGGATGGCTGTAGGTACACATTAGACGTTGACTGCTACGTTAACGGGACGCGCTGCTACTCAATGTTAGAGATACACGGAGACAGTGAAGAACTACTACAAGCAATCGCTGACAAAATAGTAAAGGACTTCTCATGAGATGCTTAGCATGTAACGTAGAACTAACAGATAACGAGTCAGCATATCAAGACGAGAACGGCTACGTAGATATGTGCGGTGGTTGTATCAAAGCCAGCTCAGACACTAGCCCAATGGAGCCAGACTATGTCAAAGAAAGTGTTGGACTTAGAAACGAAGACGACTAAGGATCACATCTGGATATCTGGTGTGTTGGATACAGTCACTGATGTGTATACACAGTACACCACAGCTGATGAGCTACGCTGTGCTATCAACGAAGGCGACACCATCATCATGCATGGCGGTATAGACTTCGACCACCCTGTACTGAAAGCTGTATGGGACTACGACTTCCCCGACAACGTCACCTTTATAGATACGTTGGTGATGAGCAGGCTGTACTGGCCTCGTATGGAAGGAGGACACAGCCTAGGTGCTTGGGGTAAGAGACTTAACTTTGGTAAGGGAGACTTCACAGACTATGACGGACCAGGTATGGTGCATGACTTCTGGCAGACACATCAGTGGGTTGAAGATTTCGATTTAGATAACGATGGGTCCATGCAGTTAGAGGCAAAGGGCCACGAGATAGTACTAGACCCACCGATAGAGCATGTGAAGGAAGAGTGCTGGGTTGAATGGGATGAGCGTATGGCTGTCTACTGCGAACAAGACTGTCGGTTAACGTGGAAGTTGTTTGAGCATTTGATGCACAAGATGCGACAGTGGCAGGTAACTAAGACAGCGTTCGACTTAGAGCATGATACACAGTGGGTTGTGTCGGAGCAGGTTAGGAATGGCATACACTTTAACATACCAAAGGCGCAGGAATTGTACGCTAAGTTAAACGTTAGGCTTTCAGAAATTCTAGTTGAGATGCAAGAAGAGTTCCCACCTATAGTAACTGAGCGCTGGTCAGACAAGACAGGTAAGAGACTGAAGGATGGAGTAGAAGACTTCAACCCTAACGCTAGGCAGCAGATAGCTAAGCGTCTAATGGCTAGAGGTGTTAAGTTTACTGAGTACACTGAGATAAGCGGTGACGTTCAGATCAACGGAGACATACTGGAAGCGTTAACACACCCAGCTGCTGCGTCTATCCAAGAGTACATGATGTTAGGTAAGCGGATCAGTCAGTTCGATCAGTGGTTTGAGTTCGTTGACGTAGACACAGGCAGGATACATGGACAAGTTAACTCAATGGGTGCTGGTACATATCGTATGTCACAGTTCAAGCCTAACCTGGCACAAGTACCTGCTACGGGTAAGCCATACGGTACAGAGTGCAGAGAGTTGTTCGATGTAGCAGATGGTAACGTTATGCTAGGGTGTGACGCTTCAGGCTTAGAGTTACGCATGTTCGCACACGCTACAGGTAACCTAGACTACGTCGAAGCTGTGACAGTAGGTGACCCACATCAATTCCATGCTGACATACTAGGTATCGAACGCAGGATAGCTAAGACATTCATCTATGCTTTCTTGTACGGTGCAGGTAATGGTAAGCTAGGTAGGATACTAGGTGGCACTATGAAGGACGGAGCAGGGGCTAGGATCGAGTTCACTGAGAAGCTGGTAGGGTTGTTAGACTTAAAAGAACGTGTCGAGAAGGAGGCTGAGAGGGGCTACGTTACGGCCATAGATGGTAGGCGTATCAGAACTAAGTCAGCACACTCAGCCCTTAACTACAGACTACAAGGTGACGGTGCGTTGGTGATGAAGAAGGCATCGGTTAACTGCCATAGGTACATACGTGAGTGGAACCCTGTTGTCAAACCAATGCAGGTAGTAGCAGCACACGATGAGTGGCAGTTCGAGGTAGTACCAGGCAACGCAGAACACCTAGGTAGGTTGGCTGTTGAGTCTATTAGACAGGCAGGTAGAGACTTTAACATGGTGTGCCCACTAGACGGTGAGTACATGATCGGTCAGTCATGGGCTGAAACACATTGATAGCTTAGGAGTTATAACATGAGTAGAGAGATTAAGTTTAGAGCATGGGATTCGTACGGCGACGGGTGTGGTAACGGGAAGATGTATTTAGAACCTTTTAACGGAAAGATTGGCCGACTTAATGATATTTTTTCTGATAGAGGCGATTGGCGTTATATGCAGTACACAGGACTCAAAGATAAGAACGGTGTTGAGATATACGAGGGTGATATTCTTTATGGTGACGAGGAAGGTAACGACCAAGTAGTTTACGAAGAGAACAAGTTTATCTTACAGCCCCTTAGTGACGATTGTATTTTTTGGGAGCGATCCGAAGTAATAGGCAACATCCACGAGAACCCTGAACTATTAACCAGTTTAGCTGAGGAGTAAACATATGGCAATGAGTTGACGTAGCGCAGAATAAATGGTATAATATACATATACTATGGAGTATTAAACTAAATAACTAAGAGACTATATAATATGAGTAAGCCTAATCCAAATCTAGCAGTAAAAGCAATCCTCTACTGGCCCAACCTAGACAAAGTAAACAAAATGTCTGGTAAGTTTCAAGTAGACTTAACCAACCTAAGTCCAGCAGCTGTTACCGCCCTATCCGAACAAGGTATTAAGATCAAGACTAAGACTGAAGAGATGGGTAGCTTCATCACCTGTAAGTCTGAGTACGTTATCGTCCCTCTTGATGAGGAAGGTAAGGAGGTTACAGCCATGATCGGTAACGGTACTAAGGCTACTGTTCAGTTACGTGTTAAGTCTGGTAAGAACCCACAGTTCGGAGCCTGGACTATAGCGTCTATCAGTAAGCTAATCATCACCGAAGTTGTGGAGTATGAGGGAGCTGACGATTCAGACGACGGTGTCGTACCTGATTACGCTGACGCTTTGTAAACTAATTGGGTGGCTTAGACAGCACCCTTCTTTTTTGATTGATAGCGAGGTAGATGATGAGTGATTGTAAGCACGGAACAATTAAGGGTCTTTGCTCAGTGTGTGATCGCAAGCCCGACACAGTAACCATATCGCGTGAGTGCGCTGAGAGGTCGCGAAGCAGAGCATCGTATTACCTTGAGGCTTCCTATAACACAGTGGTTGGGCCGGAAGCCTTGAAAGATTTCAATGAGCTGACAGAGGCGATGGAGAACAACGATGACTAAACAATACGAACTAACAGGCAACGCAGAACCACCAGTAGACCCACGCGACCACGACTACATCTCTCCGTTTATGCCGGAAGAGTTACCAGCATCGTTGGACCTACGCTTCAGCTGTGTAGACTTGGTCAACCAATTAGATCAGGACGCGTGTGTAGCTAACGGGCACTACTTCGATCTACACAGGAAAGTACCTAGCTTTGTACCATCAAGACAATTCATGCACAACTCAACTAAAGTGCTAGGTGGTTACGTTGGACAGTCGGGTGTTGTTGTACGTGATGGCTTGCAAGCACTGTCTAGTGTTGGCGTGTGTCGAGCAGCGTACTACCCATACAACAGCGAGTATAACAACACAGTCCCTGACGATGATGTCTACGAGCTGGCTAAGCCTCACACTATCAACGACTACGAGGCTGTCATACCAGTAGGACCACACAGAACTGAGCAGGAGAAAGTACATAACATCTGCTCAGCCTTGAACGAGGGTATGATAGTAGGCTTAGGCATTAGAGTTACATCGTCTATTCACACACTGACTGGACCTTGGCAACAGCATGACTATCAAGTTGAGAGTGATAACAACATAGCTATTGGCAGACACTACATGTACATCGTAGGCTACGACATGGCTACACGTATGTTCTTGTTAGCTAACTGGTGGGGTGAAGGGCATGGTGACGAGGGCTATTTAGGTTTGCCCTTTGAAGTTGTCAACTCACTACGCCCTGAAGCATGGTGTATCAGATACTTCAAAGAACAAGGTACGCCAGAACGTAGTGGTATCTATAAGAACTTGTTAATGTCTAGTGCTTTCTCGGCTAGGTTGCAAGTAAGTGAGGCAATGCACGGCACAACCACTAACATCTGGGTTGGAGCTGTACTGCCTAGCGGGCAGACACTGATTAAGCACAGCCAAGAGGATGATTCATGGTTGCCTATTGAGCAGGGTTTAGTTCCTTACTTAACAGACTATCCACTCAAGAAAGTTAACATGCTTAGTCTAGTGACGTATCGACCAGGCTTCCGTGATGCGTTTGCAGGTACAGAGTTCTATGCTGGCTACGGTGACACGGCTGCGTCTATGTCTTACAATAAAGTATGGACAATAACTTAGGGGGTAACGTATGAGTAACGTTAAAGACATAACAGACTTAACACCCAACCAGGACACCGTCGAATATCTTGAAGGCTTACTAGACAAGGCTAAGTCAGGAGAGCTTAGGTCAGTCTTTGCGATAGGTGGCTGGAACGACGACACAAGCAGTGTAGGATGGTCTTTCGATAGTAGAACTAATATGGTTAAGTTTCTTGGTAGACTTTG